CTTGAGTTCCTTGAGCTCCATTAGTTCCTTGAGAACCTGTTGTTCCTTGAGAACCTGTAATACCCTGAATACCTTGAATACCTTGAGTACCTTGAGCTCCATCAGTTCCTTGAGAACCTGTTGTTCCTTGAGAACCTGTTATTCCTTGAGAACCTTGAATACCTTGAATACCTTGAATTCCTTGAATACCTTGTATACCTTGAGCTCCATCAGTTCCTTGAGAACCTGTTATTCCTTGAGAACCTTGAATACCTTGAGCTCCATCAGTTCCTTGAGAACCTGTTGTTCCTTGAGAACCTGTTATTCCTTGAGAACCTTGAATACCTTGAGCTCCATCAGTTCCTTGAGAACCTGTTGTTCCTTGAGAACCTGTTATTCCTTGAATACCTTGAGAACCACTAATACCTTGTATACCTTGAATTCCTTGAGTTCCTTGAGTTCCTTCACCTGTTCCTACTATAATAGAACCTGTTAAATTTGAACTATTTATAGAACCTGTTAATTCTGTACTCATATTTATTCTTTATTTTATTTATATATTCATTATTATAATGAATTAGTAGTACTAAAAGTATTAGGACTATTAACAGTAATACTTCCACTCCCACTATCAAATGTTCCATTTATTAATAATGCTGTAGTTGTTACAGAATCACCCAATCCCGATATTTCAGATTCACATCTAATATCTACAGTATCATTATAATCTATATTAGGTACCTGCTCATTAGTTCCAGTATTTGTACTTGTAAATTGAGCAACCTGTTGCCAAGCTCCACCATTTTTTCTATAATATACTGTTGCAGTACAATTTCCGGTAATTACACAAGAAGCTTGAAAATTAAGGTCAATTACATCACCTTCTTGTCTTCCAGTAATTATTACATTTCTAAATCCATCATCAGGATTAGAACCTTCGCCATAATCTGTAGTTCCTTCAAATTCTATATCAATATCTGAAGGAGAAGTTGTTATAATAGGAATATGATTAAAAGATACAGCATTACCTTTTAATATATGATTAAATGTAACTATCTTTTCAAGAGGTATATGATTAAAGGATTGTAATGTTCCCATTTATAATTATTTATTTTTATCCTATTATTACAAAATCTGGTGAAGGATTAAATATTAAACTATTTGTACCTGTTGCAGTTCCTAATACTTGTACACAAGTTCCATCAGTAGAAGGTTCTGCTGATTGAATTTCACCTGCAACATTACTTGCATAAACAGGATATCCGATTTCATTAAAATTATATACTGCAGAATTTTTATGAATACCATAAATTAAAAATGAATATTCTATATCAGCACTTAAAGTACCTGAACTTGCATTAATTGCTATTACAGGCATATATGTTGAATTATCTGCATCTGCCATATAAACTTTACCATCAGATTTCATATAAACTGTATCTCCTATACCTATACTTTCTCCAGCTATGAAATAACTAAATATTCCTTCTGCATCAGTATTTGGAAGTGTAATAGATGAATCTACTAATATTGATAATAAACCTTGTGTACCTTGAGAACCTTGAGCACCTTGTGTTCCTTGTCTTCCTTGAGTTCCTTGAGCACCTTGTGTACCTTGTCTTCCTTGAATACCTTGTCTTCCTTGTATACCTTGTCTTCCTTGAATACCTTGTCTTCCTTGTGTACCTTGAGCACCTTGAGCACCTTGTGTACCTTGTCTTCCTTGTATACCTTGAGCACCTTGAGCTCCATTAGGTCCTGTTAGGCCTGTTAAACCTTGAATTCCTTGAATTCCTTGTGAACCGATAGTTCCTTGTGCACCTCCAATATTTGCTTGAAGTTCCCAAGTAGTAGGACCTGTTTTCTCAAATAAATCATCATTACTTATATTAATATATAAATCTCCAATTTCTCCTAATTCACCATCAGGAGTTCCTTCACCTTGATGAATACTTGAACCTGTAGCACCTGTAGTTCCTTGAGTACCTGTTATTCCTTGAATACCTGTAATACCTTGAATACCTTGAGAACCAGCTCCTGTTAAACCTTGAATACCTTGAAGACCTTGAATACCTGTAATACCTTGAGTTCCTTGAGCTCCATTAGGTCCTGTCATACCTGTTAAACCTTGAATACCTTGAGTACCTTGAGAACCAATAATACCTTGTGTACCTTGAATATTACCTTGATTTTCCCAAGTAGTAGGACCTGTTTTTTCAAATAAATCCCAATTAGATTCGTTTATATAAAGGTCTCCTATTTCACCATCACCTCCATCAGGTACACCAGCATCCAATGTTATACTTGAACCTGTAGCACCTGTATCTCCTGTAATACCTTGAATACCTTGAATACCTTGAATACCTGTAATACCTTGAATACCTTGAGAACCAGTTCCTGTTAAACCTTGAATACCTTGAAGACCTTGAATACCTGTAATACCTTGAGTTCCTTGAGCTCCATTAGGTCCTGTCATACCTGTTAAACCTTGAATTCCTTGAGTACCTTGAGAACCAATAATACCTTGTGTGCCTTGAATATTACCTTGATTTTCCCAAGTAACAGGACCCGTTTTTTCAAATAAATCCCAATTAGATTCGTTTATATAAAGGTCTCCAATTTCACCATAGCCTTCTGAAGGCACACCAGCATCCAATGTTATACTTGTACCTTGAGGACCTGTATCTCCTGTAATACCTTGAATACCTTGAATACCTTGAATACCTGTAATACCTTGAGTTCCTTGAGCTCCATTAGGTCCTGTCATACCTCTAATTCCTTGAATTCCTTGAATACCTTGAGAACCTAAAATACCTTGTGTACCTTGAATATTACCTTGATTTTCCCAAGTAACAGGACCTGTTTTTTCAAATAAATCCCAATTAGATTCATTAATGTACAAATCTCCTATTTCGCCATAGCCTTCTGAAGGCACACCTGCATCCAATGTTATACTTGTACCTTGAGGACCTGTATCTCCTGTAGTTCCTTGAATACCTTGAATACCGCCTCCAGAAATATCTATAACAACAAAGTTCCCATCAAATCCTAATGAAATATCTTTTCCTTCTTTAACACCAAAATTTTCATTTGGTGCTATCTTAGTAACTGAACCACCACCTTCATAATTTTCATATCCCCAATTCATTACAGTATCTACTGAAACATCTATAACAACAAAGTTTCCATCAAATCCTATTGATGTATCTACACCTTGTTTAATACCAAAATTTTCATTTGGAGCTACCTTAGTAACTGAACCACCACCTCCAATATTCTCATATCCCCAATTCATTATAGTATCTACTGAAACATCTATAACAATAAAGTTTCCACTAAATCCTATTGATGTATCAAAACCTTGTTTAATACCAAAATTTTCACCAGGTGTTATAGATGTAAATGAACCTCCACTACTTGCATTTTGATATCCCCAATTTAATCCATAAAATGCAGCATTTAATGAAGTATCAATTCCTAATTCTAAATTATCTATATATGTTCTATTATAATAAATAGCACTATGATCATCATCACTAAGACCAGTTAATTGTCCGTGATCACCTGCAGATGCTGGAACTACATTATTAGATATTACAGTACTATGTCCATCTATTGATGATAATTGATATTCACAAAAACAAAAATATGATGTATTAGTACTTACTAATTCTTCTAAACTTAATTTTACAAAACCTGATCTATAATTTCTATCATAATCAATAATCTTAAATACTTTTCCAGTTTCTAATTTGATTATAGAATTAGGTTCTATATTTAAATCATTATCATATATTTCTAACTGTACATAATCTCTAAAATATTGACTATTATTTAATGTTATTCTTGAATATAATTCTTGTAATAATCCTGATGCATCTCCATTATCTAACATCCATACAGATGATAAATCATCAATACCACCAATTGTAATAGATGATAATTCATTTATTGCACCTCCATCACCAAAGTATAATTCTTCTTCTAAAGTATCTTGATTAATTGATATATCACCAATATATAATTTATCATATACAACATCTGTTGTTTCTTCACCATCTACAACACAAATTTTAGTTAAATGAAAGTTTCTCATATAAATATTCATATTACTAAATACTTCCGGAGCAAGAAACTCTATATATAATTCATAATCTTGTGTTGATGTAATCTTCCAACCTGATGTTAATAAACTTTCAAATGAAACCCAAGTATTGGTTGTTGTTCTTGGATAATAATAATGGTCTGTTGCAACACCCCAATTACCATCTGCAGGTTTAATCCATATATTAAAAAATAATGCTGTATCAGGTTCTGCAGGAGGATCGCCAGGAATTTCATCACATCTTATATCAAATGAACATCTCATATATTCATTTCCATTTTGATATGTTGCACCAAACGGATCTGTGATAGCTATTGAACAATCTAATGATGCATTATCATTAAATAAATTAATAGTTCCTTCAGGACTTTCATTACTTGAAGGAAAATTAAGTGTCCAAGGTGACCCAACACCTTCCCAATTATTAAGATCATTTACTAATTCATCACCTGTTTCTTTATTATGTAAAGTGATTTTATGCTTTCTAAGAGGTCTAATTTTAGAGTAATTAGAAGACCATTTAACATTATAATTTGATACATCTAATGTAATATTTGAAGCACCTGATGAAGATAATGAAAGGTCTGACCAATTATATGTAAATCTATAACTATCTCCTTCATTATAATTTGTTATACAATATTCTCCTTCATTTTGTTTTAATACACATTTAAAAGGTCTTAATAATTTTTCTATTACTTTATAACAATTATCAAATGTTTTATATCCATCTTTAATTTCATATAATCTTCGACTATCAACATATGATTCTTTTAATGCACATTCAGTACTGAGCATATAATCCATTTCATATGTTCCTAATTGAACTTTAATAGGTAATTCTATTCCAGTTTCATTAAGTGCAGTTTTAATTATTTCTAAAATTGTATATCTATTGTCTGTTATTCCAAACTCAATATCTTTTAAATCTGCTAATCCATCAATAGCTTCTAAATTGATAAATCTTTTCTTATGAATATATTCTCTTGTAAGATTTTCAGGCTTAACATATCCTTCCCATATTAATTCACTTGTATCATCATTATAGAATCTTAATTTATAGTCTTTATAATCACTATCAAAAATATCACTATAATCATCTCCAACATCTGCATTCTCTAAAAAACTAAATGTTAATGAACTACCTATAACAGGATTATACTTTCCTTTAGTTCCGGATGATGAAATAATAACAGGATAAGGGTTCTTTTTAGTAATGGTAGTTACTCCTCCTGAATAATCTTCTTTAAGTAATTGTATTTTATAAGTCCTTGCTGCTTTTGTATCATCAAAATAAGCATCATATTTAACACCATATGCCATATTTAATAACTATTATTTTTTGTTCTTTCTGCTTCATCTAAAATGAATAATAAATCTCTACCAGCAACTCTTGCTACTAATTGTTGTGTATTATTTTTTGAAGCTAAAATAGATTCTAATTTATCTAATGGAGCTATAATTTCAGGATTTGAACTTGCACCAGCATATTCACCAACTAAACCAAGCGTAGGTCCATAAGCTATTGCTCCTGTTGCAAACTCAGGAATTAAAGTATTAAATGCTGTTGAAGCCAAACCTGCTGCTAATGCTGCAAATACAGGTATAAGAAAAGGTGCTATTTTTATTGCAGGATTCTGTAATGCTGCGGTAATAGCTCCTGCCACACCTTCTGCAATTAATCCAGATATAACTTCTCTAATTGTATTTAATGCTTGTTTACCATAATCTTTAAATGATTTAGCACCTTTTGATAAACCATTAGATAAATTACTTAATGCATTTGCAATTGTATCTGTAAGATATGCGAATAACTCTTGAGAACTTATTGCTGTATTTTCTAATAATTCTCTAACATTCTTAATTGCTTCAGTCCATACATTTTCAAATAATGTCGCTCCTGTAGTCATTGGACCAGCTTCAATTGTAGGTGCAAAAGTCATTGGTACTAATTGTGATGTATCTACACCTTCAACTTCAGTACCTACTTTTATTTTTTGTATTTCATTAGCTTTTTTAAGTGCTTCAAGAGCCTTTTCTCTTGCTGCAGCTTCTCTTTCAGTAGTTCCAGCAATTTCTTCTTGTCTATTCTTTAATTCTCTTACTTTATCTAATTCATCTTTTCTAACATCAAGAATATGAGCTCTTGCTTCAGCTTCTGCTTTATCATCTTCATATGTATTATCACCAAGTGCATTCTTTTCTTGTAATATTCTTGCTTCTTCTTCAGCTATAGCTAACTTTTCAGCACTTAATTCTTTTTGCATTTCTATTGCTTTTGCAGTTGCTTCTGCTCTTTCTTGTGTTGTTAATGTTTTATCAGAACTTATTTCTACAAGTCGTGCAATTTCGTGTCTTAATTCAGCTTCTCTTTCTATAAATGCAATTTGTCTCTTTTTAAGTTCATTTTCAGCATCTGCTAAAGCTCTTCCTTCCTTATAATTATTCTTTATTTCTTCACCAATCTTTGAAAAAGCTTCTTTTGCCTTTTTTGCAGCGGCTGCAAAATTTCCTTGCATTAATAAAGTTAAAGCCTCTCCTAATAGATTTATCCGATGCATAACAGTAGAAATAACTGCCTTTATTCCTCCTAATGCTTTATTAAATATATCTGCTCCTTTTTTAGTATTCTTAAAAAATGATATTAGTGAACCTAATGCTACCACAAGTGCTCCAATACCAGTAGAAATTAAGGCTATTTTCATTATTTTTAATGACCCCGAAAATCCTGTAACAGCACCTGCAGCCTTTCCAATTCCTGCTGTAAATTTTGAAAATCCAGGTATAACTTTATCTATTGATCTTGATGCTTCTTGAAAAGTACTTGAAATTGTTTTTCCTAATTTCTTAGATTCTTTTCCTGCCTTTCCCATAGCAGCTTTTGACTTATCAAGTCCTTTTTGTAACTCCGCACTATTAGCACGTAATCGGAGCATTAAATCTGCCATTACTTTACCCATAAACTTATATTTATTTTAATATATATTCTTTATAAATTGATATTTGTATTACCATTTAATTTCTTTTGAGATATAATAGGTTTGTTAATAATATTCTGCCATTCTTCATAAGACATAGTTATATCTTTATCAGACTTTTGTTTCTTTTCCCAAAAGAATGGCCATACATCTTTTTTAAATCTATCATATGTAATTTTATCTTTCTTTGCTAATTGAATATTTATAAGGAGATATGCTTGAATTCTTGAACGTTCCCAATCAGCTCTAAATTTTGAATCTTCACTCTGTATATAATAATATAAAACGCCAGATAATTCTTGAGGTGTATATTCTAAGAATTGATCTGGCGTAAGATTTATGCGTGATGCAGCAATAACGAAAATATCGCTAATTGTTTCTATTTTTTTTTATTATCCTTACTTTTATTATCCTTACTTTTATTTTCACTCAATATTTCTTCTTGCATATCTACTAAAGATTTACCAAAATGAAATAATGCTCTTTGAAACTCAAAATAACATTCATCAAGAATCCATACAGCATCATCCTTTTTAAGTGTAAGTTCCTTTTTTGCCATTTTATGACCTGCTACTAAAGAATACCAAAGTATTAATTGTTGACTTTCAATATTTGTATCAAGCTCTTCAAGAGATAATCCTGTTTCCTTTTGTGCCATCATAAGCACATAATAAGATATTCTTATAGGATATTTTTCCCCTTGATAGGTAATATATTCTACCATAGTTCTATTTTATTTTTTTAAGCAGATGCTGTTTGCTCTGTAAGTGCACCATCACCACTAATTTCTCCTGAAAATGTTACACCTGCACCAGTTCCACCATCCATAGATACACTTGCCAAATAACCACCACCTGACCAATACTTATTTGAAGCCACATCAGGAAGAACATAAACAGAAACAGATGCATCAGACATTATAGATGACATTAAATCTTCTATTCCTTTAGTACCTGCAGCTTTAGCGGTTGTTTTAATTACCATACCTGAAAAGGAAATACTCCAATTATATAAATCAGGAATCTTTTCTTTTGATGATGATGTCATACAAGCTATTTCAATTATGTCTTTATTAACGCTAAGACTAAAATCCGTAGCACATCCTAATGTTGAACCGTCAATAACTATTGACATTTGTTTTGATAATAAATAATTACTCATATTATTAAATTATTTTTTGTTTACTTTATTTATATATTCATCTTCTGAAATATAAGTCTTTACACTTAATGTAATTCTCATTCTATCTTCACATTTTCTTATACTTTCTGAAATTTCTTCTTCTTTAATATTTAAGGTTTTCCAATTTATTTTACATTTCTTCTTTTTAGCTTCAAGAATTGCTAAATCTTTAAGATATTGAATAGTTTCATCTTTAATATTTTGTACTCTTCTATATTGTATAGCATTTATATATATTTCCTTTATTATCATCTGTTTTTTACTTATTTATGTAGAATATATACAATCAAAATTTAATGTATTCATATATATTCTTTTCTCTAAATCAAGAGTATGACTATCACCAGAAAATATTATATCAATAATTCCACCATATTCATTTCCGTGTAAATAGTCTACTAATCTATCGCTTATTGTTTCTAAATCTTCTGTACTGGTTGATATAATTTTTACAGAAAAAGCATAATTAGTAAATGCAATATCTCCATCCATACAAGATATTGCAGACGTTTTATTAAAAGAGTATACTATCCAATCTAAATCCAAATCAAAATTTTCAGGAAGATATTCATACTTAATACCACCATCACAATATGTATTTAATGAAGTATCATTAGTCATTAAGTGTAATATATCTGTAGCAAAACTCATTATGTTACTTTATTTAATCTTTTAAGTCTTCTTTTTAAAATCTTTTCAACTTCAGAACCAAAATCTTCATTGAAAAATTCTATTATATCATCTATATTATCTAACATTGTAGGAATAGCGATATTTTTTCCTATAATTTGTCCTAATGTCTGTCCTTCTTTAAATGTTCTAAATTCTCCATTTATAGGTACAATCTTAGTTTCTTTTACAGTTCTAATCTTAGTTCCTTTTTCAGCAAATCTTAACCAATAAGAATCTGTAGTAATACCTGCATAAAATCCTAACTTATCTTCTTTATCACCTACTACTTTAATATTCTTCTCAGACTCTGCGCTATATGGTAATGCAGCTTTAAGAGGTTTTACAATATTTTGTGTTAATGACTTTCTTTCTACACCTTTTATAACAGCCACTAATAATTTAGGATCTAATGCTTCTAAAGCATCAATAACTTCACTTACGCCTTCTAATTCAAATGTTTCTTTATTCATCTTCAAACATTACTGTTATTAGTTTCAATCCTTCTTTATTACCAATCTCACTTATCTGATTAATTTTGTAATAATCACCATCATAGTATATCCTAAACTTATTTGTAATTTCTTTTGTAACACTATTATATCTAATTGTAAATTCTGTTGTATATTCAAGAAGTTCACCATCACTATACTGAACATTTCTATAAGGTGAATACATTGAAGCCCAAGTTTTAAGATAATCACTCCACGTAATAGTAGGAGAACCAACCGTATTTGTAGATTGAGCTCCTTGTTGAATTATTATTTGCTTATTTAATACTGAACTAATCATATTACCATCTTATAGCTTTAAAAGGCATTAAAATTCTTTCTACTACATCACTCTTTTTAATAGAACCTAAGGTATATGAGCTTCTTTCCATATCATATAAATTTCCACATTGTATTAAAATAGCCTGTTTTATTTCTTCAGGACATTCATTAGCATTATATCCTGTTATAAAATGAGTGGTAAATGTATAATCATTGCCACCTAAATATATGTCCCATTCTAATTCAAAATAATCATCATAAGTTTTCAATTCATAATCAGTATATAATGTTCCATTTATTGAAACATCAGTAATAGAAATTAAATTACCTTCATCAATTTGAACATAACTATTATAAAAGTCATATATGGTATAAGTATTCGTTGTATATGCTATATCTTTATCAATAAAATTTTCACAAAATCTTGTAGCAGCGGGTATTATCGCATCCTCAATATATTCATCATCATCAAAATTATTAGTATCAATTCTTAAATGTGATTTAACTTCTCTTAATGATACAGGATATGTTGATTTTGTTTTTGAAATATTATACATAGAAATGACATAATTTTAAATAGAGAGGAGTATTAAAACTCCTCCCTATGAATTTATATGAGAATAGTAAAGATTACCATCCAGCAGATACATCATCCAACCAAGCAAAAGCTCGAACATTTGTGCATCCTGTATCAAACATTGCTACTGCAGTAATTTGAATTCTTCCTTGCTTAGCATAAGTATAAGGGTCAACTATAAGTTCAATTCCATCCCATTGACCAACAGCCATTCTTGAGAAATCTCCGAAGTAAACTGAATTAGCATTTGCAGCAGGAACTCCATAAGCAGAATAACCATTCATTTCATTGCCATTCCAAGCAAATCTAATTCCAGCATCATCAATATCTAATCCTTTAAGATATGCTTTAACAGAAGGTGTAGTAACATAAGCACCAGCACCTATATTAAGTCCACCAATTGAAGCTTCTAATTGAAGGATATCAGCATATGCTAAACCTGTAGCTGTTGAACCAGTTACGGCAGTTGCAGCATCACTTTCTAATGTGTCGAAGACATCATAAGTTACAGCTTTATAAATTCCATTCACAAGATTTTGAAGAATTGAACTATAAATTGCAGGATTTGTTTGCACAAGTGTTTCCTTAGTAATTGACTGAAATGCAGATACTCTTCTTGGAGCAAGAGTTAATGCTTCGTGAGCCATATCTGAAGTACTTGCATCACCAGCCTCAGATACAAATTCAGCTGTATCTTCTGCTAATGCAGGAACTACAAATTGTCCATTTAATCCAGTAAAAAATTGTACACCAATACTTCTTAAGAAAGCTTCACCAGGTGATGTTAAAATATCAACTTTATTAGCAACAGTTTTATTAATTATTGCAGATTGTGTTGATGTTATAATAGGATCAGCACGAAATTCAAATTTCTTTGATGCTCTTCCTTCCACTGCTTCCTGAAGCCAATCTCTAAATTCCTCTGCTAAAGGTTTTTCTTCATCCCTTTTTACAGGTTCTTCATCTTCAACTTCTCTTTTATTGAGAGTTTCAAGTTCTTCGTATTCACGAATTTGAGATTCAAGAGTTTTGACTTCACTATTTAAATCAGTATATCTCTTTTGTTCATCCTCATTCTTTGTACGATTTTCCTCGATAGCTTTTTCTACTATAGCTCTCATTTCATCAAGCTTTTCATTAAGCTTAATTTTTAAATCATTTATTTTTTTCATAAGAATAATTTATTTTTTTAATTTCTTTAATATTATACATTCAAGTTCGCTATGCTCTCGAACGTTTGTTTCTTGAGGTTTTTCTTCTTCTTCATTATCAAGAAATTCATCTAATCCTCTTACCACTGAAACTTCTGTTTCAGGATAAGCTGGATGCGTAACTGTTGAAATGTCATACAATCTGTTAATTCTCGATATCTCTCTAATGGGATCTCCATCAGGAGTTCGGCTCCAGCGTTGTCCTTCATCATCAACTGTAAAGGCAAATGAATTTTCGAAGACATCACCTCTTTCTATCATATTATATAAATCGTTTGCACCTGAAGTATTATTTAGTTCAGCAGTAAATCTTAAGCCAATTTCATCTTGCTCTAATTTTAAAGTATTGTTTATAGTTCTTGCAAATACTTTATCTCTATCGTGATTAAATGTCATATAAACATCATTATCTAAAACATCAGAGAATGCACCCGGTAAAACTCTTTCAGTAAATACTTTTCCGCCTTCAGCAATAAGTTTACTATCAACATTAAATTTAGCTGCATATCCTTCAATAATTTTCTTATTATCTTCATCAGTATATGCTCTAATTTCTTGTTCTTCAGGTCTATAAATTCGTTTTTCAACCATAACTATTTATTATTTTTATATATATTCATTACTCTATAGGTGTTGACTTATTTTTCTTATTGTATTGTTCGACAGACATTAATTGTGTAAGTAAAAAATGTTCATCACCACCTTCATATGCAGGAAAACCTTCCATTTTACATATTTGATTAGGAGTCATACTACCCATTCCGAATAGATTTTTCATATTATCAATTCTTGTTTTTGCATCTGTTTCAACAAGTGCATTAGTATTAAATTCTATACTAATTCCTTTTATTCTTTCTTCCGTTGTAAGAAGTTTAGATTCCATTTCTTGACGATACATTCTAAGAATTGGTCTTATAGTATTAATTTTATAATTCAATTGAAGTTGTTCAAGGTTATTAAACTTTGAACTTTCAAAGTTTCCTACTAAATGCGGAGGAACTCTATATAATGAAGCTATTTGGTCAGCATTAAATCTTATTGTTGCAATAAACTCTGCATCAGCAAAATTTAAGGTAATATCCTGTAATTCTGTAAAAGGAGGTAATGTAACTACCTTTCCCGCATTATTAAAACCACCATATTTTGCTGTAAAATCAGCTACTTTATTTTGCCATTCCTTAGGATTTATACCTTCAGGAACTATAGTTCTTAACGCTTTAGGAGAAGTTGCATTATTATCATAAAATTTATCTATAGTTGTGAATGCTTTATAAGTCGTAGATAGGTTCATTCTCAACTTTTCGATAGGATTTATGCCCCATATTCCATCATTACTTAATGATTTAAAATGTAATATATCATTTGCATTAATTATAATCTCTTTAGAATTCTCATTTTCCTGATATTTATAATATAATTCATTATTTTTAATATTAAATCCTACAATATGAGATGGATGTAGAATCTCTAAATTAGTTACTAATCCTTTTTTATTCCTATGAATAAAAGCAAAAGAATTTCCTTTAAGATTACGGATATATTCTAATGTTGAAAAAAATGTATTTGATGATGTATATGCATTAGGATTATAGTGTAATAAGCTATATCTATAATCATCTTTAACAACTACTTTACCACCATCATCTGTATTTTCATAAATATTTAAAGGAAAACTTCCTACATCTTCAGCTAAAATTTTACAACTTGTATATACAGTAGAAATATTTTCGGCTAAACTTAAATTAAAATTGTTTGATGTAAATTTTAAATAATCAGTAAATCTATCTAATTCTGTAGTTGTCTCTCCTTGTGTTATTTTGAACTTAGATATTAAGTTTGAAAATATTGACATATGAGTATTATTATTTTAATATATATTCTTTTATTCTTCTAATGATTTAAAGAATAGTGTATTTGCATTTGTATTCTGTCGTAGATATCCACATACTGCATTTAATAAAGATATAACACCATCAATAGCATCATTACTTTTATTCTTATTAGGTTTCATATTGCCATTCATATCTTTAAATAAAACGACATTTCGAAAATTCCAAATCATACATTTATTTGTATATATATTCATCTTCCTTTCATAAAATACTCCTTCTATAAATCTTAAAGCATTATCAAAATTCCTCACTCCTGGAGGAATAGAAACACACCATACTCCTTCCTGTTTCATTTCATTTAATAATCTATCAAAGTGCCAAGGATCATAATATAATCCTATCACATTATAGTCTTTATTAATCTGAAGTAAATGTTGTTTAACAAGATCATAATCGATGGTTTGAGTTTCACAAGGAATAATATCACCATCTCTAATCCAAGTATTTATATCAATGTTTCCTTTTCTTAAAACATTGTCATCTCGTTTCACAAAAAAGAACGTTGCCTTAGCATAAAACCTATCTCCACCATCCCATAAACATACAATTGAAGTTAAATCTCTTGTAGCTGATAGGTCAACACCAATATAACAAGGTAATTCCTTAACATCTTCATCCGAAAATGTTCCAAATGCCTCTAATAATGTGTTATTTTGAATCCATTGGGAGTTCTCTTCAAGGAATATATTAAACCTTTTCGTAACAAAATCATCAAATAATGATGGAATTGTCTTATTTGTGTTGAATTGGTCTTTAAATAATTTCATATCAAGGATAGTTCCTAAGGCTGGATTTGCTTTAATCCATATACTTTCATCCTCAATATCATCTCCTTCTTCCAATTCATATAATAAGTAGAAAAATCTATCATCAGATGATACACCTCTTAATACATTTCTTCCTGTTTCTACAAGTTGAGCACAAAAAGATTCTTTTCCATAACCTGCTGTAGAAATTAGAAATAGCATAGGATTCTCTTTAGTTCCTAAAGCATTCTTAATTACATTAAATTTTTGAGGGTCTTTATATGTATGTAACTCATCACATATTGCTGATGTAGGATTTAATCCTTCAAGTCTTTCAGAAATTGCAGGTACTGTTTTACACCAACCAAATCTTGAACGGTCTTTGAATATAATTTTATTAGAACGCATTGCTTCTAATCTTTTCGAAAGAACAGGAGAACAACTTATTATTTCTTGTAATGCTCTAAATGATGTATCATTTGCTTGATTTTGTGAACCTGCAATCAATATAGATGAAGGAAAATTAACTCCATCTGCCAACATAAAGTACAATTGTAATGCAGCACAAAATGTTGTCTTTCCATTTTTTCTTCCAACAAAAAGAAAAGCATATAAATATTTCCTTGTATTTGTGTCTTTATAGTATAATCCAAATAATGCAAGGATGATAAATGCCTGAAATGGCTCAAGAATAAAACGTTTATCTTTATCAACATACAAATAACTAAAGAACTTAAAGACTTTCTCTACTGCCTCAGGTCTCCATTCTAAGTCTCTTCTTTGAATATCTTTAACGTGTCTTCTTACAGCAAGTTTTATATTATCATTTGTATTTATAGTACCATCCTCTACACCTTCACAATAATCACTTGCCGCCTGCCAACATTGTTTTATGTATTCTTCTTTAGTTAAAATCTTGGTCAAAGTCATCTTTATTTTTCTCTTCTATTAGTTTAAGCATTATTCTATCTTTTCGATTTATTCCAAGTTTGACACAACATTGAAATATGATACTGGTAACTCTATCATAAGTACCAAATGCAGGATTTTGTTTTGTGGTTGCAATACCATTACCATTAGAGATGGTAACTATAAGTCCTTCTCTTTTTATTTGTGCCTTAAGTTCCTTTGCGAACTCAAGGTTATCTAACAAAATGTCTATTTGAATATCATCTACATTAGAGTCATAATTGCCCTTTTGAGTTAAGTGCTCTATAAGGGCTTCTCGTAACTTATTATTCATAATAAATGGTTTATTTTGTATATATATTCATTTATAGTATTATTTTAGGAGATGTATCGAGATGCATCAGGAGATAGATAGAAATGAATAACTTAAAACCCCTACTTCCAGGAAAAGTGATTTTAGTGTGAAAAAAAT